GCCTCTCGATAGTCTCTCGATGGATTGAAATATTATTTGCACATATCATAATATAATAATTATATATATGATTTTATTAGATAATTATAATTATCATCGTATTCGTATTAATATTCATATTCATAAATACAGATTATGAATAATTGGAATAGATTAGAAGAAAAATTTGCGACTATAATAAGTGATAATTATGAATATAATATACTGTTAAATAGAATCCTATTATCTCAAAACAATACTTTATTATATTCTCCTATGGGTTTTCCATTAGATTTGTTTTCAGATTTAATAATTAAAAAAAGGTTTAATATACAAAATAAAATATATAGGTGCGAGCATATATGGGATAAAGCCCTCGTTTATAACGAGAATACCCACTTTATAGAGCTTGATATAATGAATCCCGATAATACAAAAAATATGGATAAAATCACGCCATTTCTTCTCCATATTATCAAGCATAAAAATATAGGATATGATAAGCACTTTATAATTATTAAAAATATAGATTTACTATCTAAATTATTATATTATGATTTTCGCATATTACTTGAGAGATATTCAAATAACATAACATTTTTATGTACTACACACTATATGTCAAAGATAGAGCTACCAATAAAAAGCCGTTTTAACAGTTTCAGAGTGCCTCTTTTTACCGTTGAAGAAATTAATAATATATTTGTCAATTATCTTGGTATATCTATGAGAGAAGAATTGGCAACTATGAAAACACGAAGTATTATAAAAGCTCTCTTTATATCAGAGATTGAAAATAGTCCTCATGCAGAAGAAATATTAACAGAAGATTTTATTAAGTATAATTACCCACCATTCTTTGAATTCATCAAGACATATGATAAGAATAAAAATAATATAGAAAATATTAGGTATCTTTCTAATAAATGCTGTCAATATAACATATCTATCAATAAAATTATAGAAGACTTCTTAATACTCGTGGATCACGGCGATTACTATCTTCGCATTAAATATTCTAAATTACCTATAAAAAAATTAGAGGATATAAAGAAAAATGAAAAGATGAAAATAATAGAAATCGGTTCAAACATAGAATATATGCTATCGCAAACTAATAAATCCAAAGAGCCCATATATATAGAAATGCTTTTATTCAAGCTCCTATACTAGTCCGCTAGTCGACAGGCTCATCGCGAGGATATTTAATACCTTTATTATATCCCTTCATAGTAATATACATTAAATCACTATTATATACATCTTTCTTTTCAAATTTAAAATTATTAAATATGGCAGGAGCCGCTATAAACTTATTACATTCATAATTCTTATCATATATTATTGTCATATACATGTATTTTATTTTTTCAACATAATTATCTAAACATTCGTTATATAACTGTGCGCCGCCAATTATAAAAGCACTCTCGATTTCATCGTTTTCCTCAACATATTTAAAGGCATTTTCAATATTCTTAAAAACCTTAATATTATCTTCACCGTATTCGCGTACTTCACAAGATATTTTATTGTAATCTGCCGAACTTATTATAATATTTATCCTATCTGGAAGAGGCCTCTTGGGTAATGAATACCAGGTGTTTTTCCCCATTATTACACAATTTCTCTTCTTTTTATCCTCAACTGTCGTAGTTATCTTTTTGAAATGCTTTAACTCTTCGGGAATATGCCAGCACATCTTATTATCATAGCCTATCCCGTAATTTGTACTTGTCGCAACAATTATATTAATAGCCTTATTATCATTATGATTATCAAAACTCATTTATATGTAATATATGTAATATATGTAATATATATAATAATTGTTTATATATTACAATATTATACTCTGTGTAAATATAGAAAAATAATATTTAATCCCTTGATAGCTATGTAAATACAAGCAGAAATTAATATATTTTCATCAATAGGATTTATTATATTGGCTATAGTTCCTCTCAATTCATTATTCAATGCTGAGCTATTTCTCATAATATAATAATAATAATATATATAATATGTAATCTTTATATTGCTATGATATACTATGATATGCGTATTGAAATAATAGTATAAATTACATTTTTATATATATATCATTCATAATGTCATATACACGGTCTTTGTATTCTTCTATGGTTTCTCCTTCAATCTTTTCAACCATATCACATACCTTAATTTTAATTTTATAATTTTGAACTAAAAAGAGTTTTAAACATGAATGAAGCATAGATTCACCATTATCTGAATTGTGATGCAAAGAATCATCCTCATATTTTATTAAAATTGGCAATATAGGATATCCCTCTACAAATGCCCCTTTTCCACTGAATTCAGTAATATTCCCAGGAACCTTAGCTATATTACCAGAACCGGGAGCAATAAAAACAATAGGGTCGCCAGACTTGCGATTGTCTACGCGTTGCTTAATTTTATTGCTCGTTTTCCCTTTTTCTACATATATATTTCCGTATTTCTCATTATTCTCTTCGGTATATCCAAAGATACTGTATAATATTGTTCTTAAAATTACTATATTACTGCGAGGGAAAGCACTTGCTATTACAAAACCGTCGGCAAGAGTCGTGTGATTGATTGTACATATAAACTTCTTGTCGCTGTATAAATATTCCATATATTTAATATAATCAGCCTTTGATATATCAATATTAAAGGACAATATAAACATAATGAACTTGCCAAAAATCAATATGACGGACATTATACTACTTTCATCCTTAATAAAATGTAAAACAATATTTGAGAATCTCAATAATAATAGTAAAAATATTATTCTGAACGGAACGAGAATATATAAAATCATCGTTTTTATTAAATTGATAATATCATTTATTTTATCGTTCATTATTATTATTATATACATTAAATATTACATTATTATCACGCATAAAAGCGTTGCGACCTAAGTATCGGCTATACATGATTTTTATACATTAATGTAGTATATTTAGGAATATCAATATTATAATACTCTTTATTAGCATATTTATTGTTTTTAATCCATATCCTCGCTATATAATATAATTTCTTGGGACTTATTGAAACGCCATTAATATTATTCATAACATCATCGGTCGTACCTATTGTTTCTCCCAAAATACTTGCGCACAATTCAAAGAACTTCTTCTCAAAATCTTCTGGTGATATTTTGAACGACAAGCATCCGCCATTAATATTCAGCTCATCCTCATATCTCGGAATAATATCAGCCCTCATTATAAAAAACATACCTTTCTTGAAAAGCTCCTTATATCCCTTGAAATATTTCGCATAATCTTCAACCGTTGATATCTGCCCTATAATCTTATAACTTTTATCATCCCAATTAATATCATAGGGATCGTGAAAATATATAGACCAACAATCATTTAAAAAATTACCATTATTAGTGTTCATATTATATAAAATATATGTTAATAATTCTTATATATTAGGATATATAGAACTATTTATATATATGATGTTCTTTTAATTTTATAGAAGGATAAATTAGCTACTACTGTATATTCGTTTAATATGTAATTTATAGGATTTTCACAATATTTGTCGATATTTTCTAAATCTTCCTTTATATAATGATGACTTGTATTTAGATTTTTCTTTATAATATTGGAAAAAGGAACCAGATATTTATACGGAAATAAGTAAAAGTTATCACATATATACTCGGGTTTCTCCAAAATGCTTACTATATTTATTTTATCAAATTGTATATTGCTATTAGCAAAATCTTTTTGAAATAAAAGGTCAAATCGTGTAATAAGTATCATATCATATTCTTTCCCTTCATTTATACATAAATCTACAACATCATTTATTTTTTTATTTTTAGATAAATGTCTATCTTCTTCTATTGTTTCTATAAAACTATATTTAATAGGTTTATATTTATTCAATAACTCTTCCTTGTCTTTATCAAATAAAATATTAGTACTAATATACACATCTATATCATATCCTTTATTCGTAAAATATTCAAAAATATATTTTTGATAATTATCATAACTATTGTTATAATCTACAGAGTATAATGTACCATATTGCCAATGTTTATTTATTTCTAACGATATTCCAAATAATAATAATGCTAATTTCATAATAATATATATATTACATATATATATATTATTTGATTATTTTGTTATATATAATTTTGATGACCTATTTAGTGTAATCCGGAAAGTTAATCAAAAATATTTGGTATATTCTTAGATTAGAAAATATCCAAATATTTTTTAATCTTCTCAGATTCGTCTGTAATCAATTTATATAATTTTTCCGGTTTTATAAGTTTCATATTAGTAATTATGTGAATATTATTATCTATATGTTCTTTTGATGAAATACTGTGTAACATATTAGGATACGAAAACATATATGTATTTTCACAATTATAATATTTAGTAATATGTAAATTTTTCTTAACAGTTTTTTTAGTAATATAATATCCAAATTCGTTTTCAATTAACTTTGTAGGGTCTGCGGTCAGCAATATACTCGCAATATAAATTCTATATAAGATAGGATAATTTTTAATTTCTTCGTCTGTAATAATAAATAACATAATCAGATCATCATTGTAATTATCATAATTATCATCATAACTCTCGCTTACATTTGTATATACATTTATAATATTTTTATCTTTCACAAATATCACAGTATTCGTAATGCGCCCATCATTATAATTATAACAGGTGAAAAGCATTTTATGCTAATAGAATTATATAATATCATTTTTTATTATAAATATGTTCTATTAAATGACTAAAAATATAAAAATTGATACCAATGTCAGTTTCTTTTTATTGCCTACCAATCAATTTGATAAGCCACTACCTCTACAGCAAAGCTACAGCCGTACCGTCGAACCGCAAAGTACCCCGAAAGTCTTCGAAATCTTGATACAGTCAGTTTTATAAAAAGATTGCGAGAAATATCTTGTATTAAATCCCAAAAAATGCTTTTCACCTGCTATAATTATCACAGCAATCGCATTGATAATACCGTAATCTTTGTTAAAGATAAAAATATCATAAATGTATATATTAATTTGAACGATAATTATGACGAAGACCAAGATTACGCCGAAACTCTTCTATTAGTTATTACAGAAGAAGAGATTGAAAAATACCCAACACTCTATACTATATATATAACCAGTATCTTGCTAACCGCAGACCCTACAAAGTTAATTGAAGATGACCGCGGCTATACTATTAGCAAAAAAACTATTTGGAAAAACCTTTATATTATGAGTAGTTATGATTGCGAAGACACATATATGCGCAATTATCCTGTAATGTCCTATAATCTATCGTCGCAACAGCATATTCAAAGTATTTCTCATATAATTGATGATGTTGTAATGATAAAACCAAGGTTGCTATCTGGATTGATTGAAGATGAAATATATAAACTTGAAAAGGATTTGAATATCTGCGAAGATTATACTAAAAATCTGATGTATTCTCAGTATGTAAAAAAAATTATGCCGAATGATATCCCGGATGATATTTGTCAAATCATCAAGGACATCATCTTGGAAAAAGTATGATAAGTACTTTTATATGCGTAATATTTATATTTTTATATTTTTATATTTACTTTTATTTTTTACCTTTTACTTTTACTTTTTACTATATAAAAAATGATACTATCTTATAAATACTAATTGAATTACTACTAACTATACATATGAGAATAATATTTAAGAAATATCTTAATATACTGAATAATTTACAAGGATTTTGTTATAATAAAAAAAAGTTAAGTTATAAAGATATTAACGCATTCATAGTGTCTTCAAAAAAAGATAATGATGTAAATAACAAAATACGCGAGAATATTATTGGTGCTATAATAAACAATAAAATTCCAAGTGAATATTATAAATATTCTCGAAGATGGGCTAATCTAAAAAAAAATATTGAACAGTATATTTACGAATTGATAGGTGTTAATAATATAATCAATTCTATATCATTGATTCATAAAGGCGGGCGTAAATATAATTATGATTTTACTATAATTGTCAATGGCACTGAATATAATATAGAGTTCAAGTTTAATGCCTCAAATATAGATGAAACACCGCAATTTGTATCTCCTGTTAAGACAAATAAATATTTATCTCGCTCATACGAAGAATATTATTATGATAATTATTTGTGTAAACTTATATCAACTGATGATAATAAATATCCAAATAGAAATATTTATCTCAAGGAAATACACAGTCCGGCTCCAAAATGTATGAAATATTTTCAAGATATTTATTATCAAGGTTGTAATAAAAGTAGTAAATATACTGGTAATGAAGATTCTATAGATTTCTATAATCTATCTAATAGCCTTGATAAAATTAGTAGGAAAAACTTTGTAAATATTACAGATCTTAATATTGTGGCACTTACAGAATATCTAAAAGAAACACAAGAAAATAAAATTTATATGTTGTATAAACATAACAAATTTTATAAGCAAATAATAAATATAGACGACTATGAATTAGTTAGATGGGAGAAATACCCAGAGAAGTTTAAATATATCGCTTATTCGGCATTAGGAAAGCCAATAGATATATTGCTTAGATGGAAGAATGGCAATGGTATAGCCTTTCCAGCATTCCAAATATCATAAGATTCGACTTCATATTCAAGATGATTCTTCTTTATATATCGGCAATATATAATTTAATTCTGTGGTATTTATTGCGTTATTTCCAAAATATATTTTAATAAATTCCCGTGTTCTATTGTCATTTAAGGAATTTATGATTTTTTCATATTTATTAATAAGCTCTTCTTTATTGATTGATGTACAATATTTTATACAAATTAGATGATTTTCTATTAAATACTCTTCGCAATTATCATAATAATCGCTAGATATTAGACAGTATTCAAAATTATAATTTCCAACACCATAACCTCTATTAATAACAAGCAGCGGCTCTTTAATACCGCTCTTTAATATATGATTTTTCTTTTTCTTGTCAGTATATTTTTTATAAATTAATTTATTATATTTAATATCACTACTATATATTAAACGTGTTTTACCCTTATCATCTGTTAATATATCTTTACATTGATTCCATACAACAGTACCTACATTAACTTTAAAACCTATATCAGCCAAACAATACGAATTTTCATATAATTTCTTTAAAATTGAAATATTATTTTTAACCCCAAATATTGTATAATCCTTTATTTTAATAATATATTCATTATTATTAAATTCGCAATTCTCTTTCTTTTCTACAATAAATAATACAGTTTCTTGTTGAGTCTCTATATATTTATCATTACAATAAGTAATACTTATTATTTTGAAATGTTTTGATATATATTTGCGCGCTTTGTCATAATATAAACAGTTTAAGAAGTTTGATGGTAATATAAAACTTAATATTCCGCCGGACTTTAATAATTTAAGAGATTTTATAAGAAATATTATAAAAATATTTGGACGACCTTCAAAATATTCATAATATTTTTTATCAACCTCTCCTTTTTTCATAACATAATATGGTGGATTACCAATAATTAAATCGTATTTTATTATATGTTCTTTATGTTCTTTATGTTCTTTATGTTCTTTATCAAATAATATAAAATCTGTATTTATAATATTCAATTTATCTGTTTTTAAATTTACTATTGAATCATAAATTTTTTTATTATATTCAACAGCTGTTATAGAAGCTTGTGGGAATCTTTTACATAATTCTATAACATATTCACAAGAACCACAAGAAGGTTCTAAAATATCACCACTCCACTCATCTGTATATTTAGAATATTCTTGGATTATATCAAGAGTATTATTAACAGTATCGGGAGGTGTAAAATATATTCCTCCATTTTTTTTGATATCCTTTGAAAATTCGCTTGTTAGTCTATAAGATAATTCGCTAAAACTTCTGGACATTAATCTTAATTTATACTATTTATACTATTTATAGTATTTATAGTATATATTAATTATATCAATTTTTAACTATGTAAAAGATATATAATATAATAAATATAATGTAAAAGATATATAATATATATAAATAAATATAACCATACTATGATATATAATATGTAAAATACCATATTTGTGATGTAAAAGATATAAGAATAAAACATCTAATATATCATAATATTATGTTTAGATATTTTATATTGGCATCATTGTTTTATTATACTAACTGCTTCACTATTTCATATCATCCGCTTTATCTCAAAAATTATAAAGGTACGCGTGCTGCGTATAAATTCAATAATCGCTATGTAATGCTTTCAAAAAAAGAAGATAAAGATAAGGATGTTAATGTAAATGCCTTTAATAATATTGATGTTGATAAATCTGGGAAACTTGATATTTCTGAACTTGAATTTTATTATGGAAAAAATAATTATATGGATATTGCCGATGTTAATAATGATGGCGAGATTGATTACTTAGAGTTTGATAGATTAAGTAATATTAAAAAGTTTGGATTGCGTAATGGCGGAAACCTGTTTGTTAGAAATGCCATCAATTTCGGGCTCCTTGATAAGAATTCTATTTTGGCCGACGGTGAAGCTTCGGTATTTATCGGTAATAAAGGTTTTGACCCACTAAATTGTTCTACGAGCATTAGTACATTGCGAAGATACCGTGAAGCCGAGATTAAACACGGACGCCTTGCTATGTTGGGAAGTGTAGGATGGCCTTTGGCTGAACTTTATCATCCATATCTTTCTAAAATTATTAACAGCGATAATTTGCTTACTGTTAGTGGCAAAACACCCTCGCTATTGAATGGAGGTCTCAATAATATTAATCCGACATTTTTTATGGCAATTATTATATTCGCGACGACTCTTGAATCTGCCAATATTGCCAAAAATTATGAAATTGAAAGTATTCCAGGAGATTTGGGATTTGACCCTCTAAATATTTATACCACAAATAATGTAAAAAACAAGCGTTTATTGGAATTGAAAGAGTTGAATAACGGACGTATTGCTATGCTCGCTATTACTTATTTTGCTATTAGCGAATTCATTACGGACACTCCAATCGCAAACACATTTGCCCCTATATATTACAAACTCGCGGGACAATATTAACATTAACATTAACATTAACGCGCAAGTATTTACAAGAAAGCGTTAGTTTATTTTTATTCAAAACTTTTCTCTTATTATAATAAATGGAGAATAAGGTTAGTTATTACAAAGTAATTGATGGTTTAAATTTTGATGCTGGATTATTAACGATGGCCGACGAGTTAATAAAAGGTCAGGGTGATGGAAGAATATCGGTAGATGATTCTAATAAATTGCTCGTCAAGATTTTTGACGGTGGTACTATTACAAAGGTTGAATGCCGAACTATTTTATATATCTTAAAGAACTATAAATTGACCCACGAGGCCTCTCAAAACTTCCTTGATAAACTTATTAAATATGATTGAATAAAAAGAAGCAAGTAAAATATAAAAAATGATTTTGTCATATCATAATTGATTTATTTTTATTGAACAAAATGCCTATGAATATTCAAGATATACCTATCGTTTTGTCCTATGATGCTATTGTTATTCCGCCAGTAAAAAGAAAGAAACTGTGTGCTCTTAAAAAATTGCCCGAAAAGGTTGATATCAGTGCCCTTGCCCTTATCTCGCGATATCTAAGGAAAACTAATTGATAGGAGTATTAGCCGATATCATATAAATATTTCATATCATTTATAATGTATATAATAAGAAAACTATTTGTGATATATGAGTTCGTAAAGAATAACAAATAACTGTAATAAATATAGTATACTTGAAGTGAATATATGACATAATAAAAGCGAATATCTCGCTTTAACGCGATATGTTGGCAATTTTCTGGAACACAAGTTGATTTTCGCAAATAATGAATTACAAGACAACTGATGAGAAAAATATTATAATGTGTCATATAACCTATATAATACAAGAAACACGCAAAGGATATATTGTTGTAGCCAATATAATATTCAATATTGTGAAATATTTGCGTGGATAATATCATAAAATATGCTAAATATTTTTTGTATTTATCATCAGCATTTAATGTAAATAGAAATAAATTTCTAAAATTGCGATTATAATGTATAGATAATCTACTCAATACTTTGCCAAAATAATAAGCCCACCACGGATAAACACAATAGTGTATCTTTAATACTACGCGATATTTGTCTTGCGTATCAGAATTCTCTGAATTCTGCTCGTTTTTATTATAGATATAATGACATTCGCGATGAAAATCAAATGCCACTACATCTCCCTTGGAAACTGTTGTATCTTCTGGTATCATATTAAAACGAGTTATTACATTGCTATTATTGTCAAGACCTAAAATAATGCGATAACAAGAAGCAAATGGAAATAAATAATAGGGACCATCTATATGCTTAGTGTAAAATATTTTATCTGATGTAGCTTGTGAATTTTTTTGAGGAGCTGATACATATATCTCATTCATCTCATTTATAATATCAATATTACAGTTTGTATTTTTTGAGAACATATCAATTATATTTTGATTTCTCGCAATTTTTGAATATAGCAATGATATATCAACCGGAAGCTCGCTATACCACCAATGAGACGAATTATCATTTACAGGATTTTGTGATATTACCCAATCACGCAACTTATCCATATCTATATAATTGCTAACTTTGCATTTATAAACTCTATTTTTTTGATGCTTATAAGGTAAATAAATGAACATTATTATCTTATATAGTCATATATAATAATATCGTAATAATAGCAAAATATGAATATTTATATGCTTCTTGTTTCTTTAATAATATTGATGTCTTTTTTGACAGCTATATATTTAGGAAAATATTGTGCGAGTATCCCGGCACTCATAGTATTTATTACATCAGTTTATTTCTGGTCTAATCCGGAAGATAAAATAAGAATGTATATTGATATTATAGTCGTTCAAATAGGATTATATTTTTCAATATTTTACGCATATTCATATATGGATTCTAAAAAGTTTCAGACATATATAAGTATTCTCGCAATAGCAATAATATATTATCTATTTGCGATTTTAATCTGGAACTTAAACCCGTATATAACAGAAGAAAACGCAGGTTTTTACAAAACAATAACATTACTCCTACATAGTATGGGAACTTTCATAACAAATTACTCGAATATTTTTATGTATCTTACGGCTCTATGAGGACAAAAATTGACAGATATTTATATGTAGAATATATATATAAATGATATCTACTGTATCTACGGTATCTACTATACCCAATCCCAACATTACCTCTTATATGGATATTCTACCATATGATATAATTGAGAAAATTATAGAAGAGGCTCTTGATTCGCACGAAAAAACTATAAAAAAAATAGAGCAGATGAATAGTATTATTGAATACAAAATAAATGGCAATTTTGGTGTCAATCAGGGTTTATATATAAATAAAACACTACATGGACATTTTATATCATTCGGTAATATCAGAAATAAGTATGTAAATCTTAAAATATCAGCACTATTAATATTGGCATCATTTAAGAATCGTGATTATAAATCTCTTCCAAGCTTATTATCTCCATATTGTATATATTACAATTTGGAAGAAGAGGGAATTAAAAAGTATGTGGATTATACGAGCTTTTCGCGACCTATTAAATTGGCATTTTCAAGAAATTATACAAATAGTAACAGTAATGTATATATCAGCAAAACATATAGAAACTTAATAGGGCTTGATATTTTAAGAGAAACTGCCGAATCCGTAGCTATCACCTGTTGTTATAATAAGACTAATATTGAGTTCTTAAAAAAAATCTCCAAAAATACCGGCGATCATTACGATATATTTGTTGAAAATGATATAGAAATGGAAGATAATATAGATTATTATCTTGTATGTCTAGATTACAATAATGATATTGGCGTTGATTGAGTAATTGATAGCCTTATATATTATACAATTAAAAATGTAAAATTTGGGATTGGCATATAAGGAACTTACAGTCAATCTTCTTTATTTTCCTCTTGATAAATCCTTTCTTATTTTTTCAATAATTAGCTGCTTTTTTTCAGCCACCTTAATATATCTAATAATTTTATCGTGTTCATAGATAGCAACTCCGGTAATTCCTCCTGTCATAACAAATAAGCAAATACTTGCCGCTATTACTTCCATCGTAATATGTAATATTATTAAGAATAATATATATATCATTTTTTTGTTTTTTGTTTTTTTTCTTTTTTTGTTTTTGTTATTTACAATATACTCTAAGTTTATCAAGATGACTCAAAATGTTATAAAAATTACGAAAAATATTAAAAATTGATGACTGAGCCTTAAATATTTAATTGCCTACCAACCAAATTGATAGAGCCACCCGAAAAGTCTTAACTAACAAGCCTTTATTCGCAAGCCAATCCAAGCCAATCCAAGCCAATCCAAGCCAATCCAAGCCAATCCAAGAGACTTAGATAGTAGTTCGTTTTAAAACTTTTGAGAAATGTCCTCGTCAACTATGAGTCTTATGGATATTTTCAACACCGAATCCTCGCTGAGCAATATGATTTTGAGAGATAATAGCGCCAGTGTTACTGTATGTATCAACAATACTTGCTCTATGTTTAACAAAATGACAGCCGAAGATATCACAAAGCATCGTGAGGAATACTATAAACTGTATGTTCCCAAAAAAATTGAAGAGACAATTGAGAATAAGATGTTCGCCATCCTGAAAAATCCTCGCAATGTACGCGTATATAAAGAGCCACAAGAGTATGATGCGGATTTGAAGAAGTTGGCTTCGCATATTAATGAGAATAATCGCGATAGTATTCTTGAAAAATTAATAAATAAGTATAAGGTATATGTCATAGATTATTATCAAACCGGATATTACCTTATGTTTGATATATTGATGAAGGAATATAGTGCCTTTATTAAAAATCATATGGGGTATGAGATAACACGGGATGATTTTGACGAAGAAGAAGTTGAAATCTACGATTTCGTCGCAGATGATATGTAGCTCTATTAACACCCATCTGTTCTCGTAATATATTATTTATGTATCTATTTTTTACATTTATTTTGAAAACTTGATTAAATATAAAAAATTATGATATTTATATTTACTTATTGACAAATACAAGGCAAATAAGTGAAGTCTTAAATATACCATAATCTTAATCTGCCTCTTGAAATAGTACTAATATCTCAATAACAAGATGTCATCTGTTAATCTATTTGGATATAATAATGATTGAATATTCTCTTGGTATCAAGATTTTGACAAATAACAAAGCTCATACTACTGCCTGTATCAACTGTGTATGTAGAATGTTTAATAAAATGACTGCTGAGGAAAATACTAGGCATCGCGAAGAATATTATTTGTGGTATCTTCCTGAACAAATAGAGAATACAATTTATAACAAGGTATTCTCTATGTTAAAGAATCCGCACAATGTTAATGTCTATAAGAAGCCCGAAGAATATGAAGCTGATTTGGAGAAATTGGCAAGGAAGATAAATAAGAACGAGAGCTATGATAATATTATGGCAAAAATGGTAAATCTATATGAAGAAAATGCAAGGGAGTTTGATATGTCTAGAAATAGCACATCAAGCTGTTATATATTTGGCATATTGATGAAATAGTGCTATGACTTCCTAAAAAATCATATGAAGTGCGAAATAAAAAGGAAGGATTACGACACCGAAGACGAAGATATTGACTGTATGATTGTAAAATATAAAATAATGCAATTGTAAAATGCTCGGCTTGCCTCTGCTCTGCGTAGCATATATTATATATATATTTTTAATTTTATTGATATGTGATATCTGAAAATAAATCAGAGAGATTAAAAATTGATTATCTTTAATATTTATAATATATATAATACTATTGATTATAATAGATATAATGGCAGAAAGCTCTGAAGTTTTTGAAATAAAAAATATAGATGGCTTAGAATATTTATCAACTATTCCAGATGGTTCCGTGGATTTGATACTAACAGATCCGCCATACATTATATCAAAAGAAACTGGAATGAACGCTCATTATAATAAGGTTAAACATAATGAAGAAAATAATATAAAGTTTGTAAAAACAGAAGAAGAATGGGAGAAATACAAAACGGAAAATGATATATTAAATGACGATAAGAAGGATAATTATATGAAATACGGGACTATATATGGAAAGAAATATTGCGTTAAAACTGATTACGGTGTATGGGATAGCGAGTTTAATATGGAAATGTTAGAAAAGTTCATATGTGAATATTATAAAAAATTGAAAAATGGCGGGACTATAATTATATTCTTTGATTTATGGAAAATTTCCTTTCTAAAAGAACTTATGGAAAAATACAAGTTCAAGCAAATCCGTTTTATTGAATGGATAAAAACGAATCCCCAACCATTAAACTCGGGTGTCAATTATCTAACAAATTGTCGCGAAATTGCTTTGTTGGGTATAAAAGGGACGAAGCCGACATTCAATAGTAAATATGATAATGGCATATATATGTTCCCGCTTCAAGGTGGCAAGAATAGATTTCATCCTACTCAAAAAAGCCTAAGCTTATTTGAGGAATTAATTAAGAAACATTCAAATGAAAAAGATGTAGTATTAGATACATTTTTAGGAGGAGGGACGACAGCCGTCGCCTGTAAGAATACGGGGAGAAAATTCAAAGGTTGCGAAATATCAACCGAATATTTTGAGAAGATTATGAAGCTATTCTCGTAAGTATTATGAGATTTTAATGTATTACTTTGAGCTTATTGGTCTTTATCTTGCGCTTTATCTCTTCAATAATAGGAATTACATAGCGCGAATAGGATTGAATATTATTTTCAAATTCTACAGGGTCAAACCAGAATGTACCATTTTTACAATTTATGTCGTTTCTGTCATATACCTTCTTTTCCCAAGGGAACTCAAAATTATAAACTCGGTATCTCTGTATATCTTTGGCTGAATATAATTTTCCAGTTTTTTCTTCTGTTTTACAAATCTGTCTTTTTTGTAAATTACAGTGATTACATAGTGGCTGAAAATCGCTCATTACCTGTGTTTCTACATTTAAGACACGGATATCATTATATAGGTCGTTTTTGTGATCGCATATTGTATCGCGTGTTCCGCATACAACACACGACAAACTATTTATTGCCTTCTTTATATTACTACAAATAGGCCTTCGCTGTATATTTTCTCTCCTTGAATGTACGAATATCCCAATTATACCACAGCCTTTTTTGTTAGTTTGTAAAAATTGGCTTAGAACTTCAGGCGGTATTTCATCATCATCATTTTCACTATACAAATGCGGTTTTTTATTAGCATATACTACGCTATAATTAAACTTCTTTTTAGCCCATCTATCACCTACACCATTACCTCCCCAATATAACTCTTTGCTATATTTTTCCTTTATATCATTAGTTGATAATATCTTTGTAAAATTCTCAGTTGCTGTCATAACCATCTCGACTACCTCGTCTACATCGCCTATATCGTCAATCGCGTCCATCCTAGTATGCGGTGTATTAAATATGCTTGTATGCTCGTCAATTTTTATTACTAATAGCCCATATATGACCAATTCTATATAGAGAGGAAGGCGCGTCTCTTGGCGTCCCTTGGTGTCCTTTGGCGTCCTTTTGGCTATTATCTATAATTATTATAAATATACATAAGGGCTTCCATAGCAGATTCTTGAGACACTGGAATATCTTTAATTTTTATTTTTCAATTTTTAGAAATATCTGGTTGCTTTTAGATATCAGTAGATTATCCATGCAATTATTGATATACTGAAATATTCTAATTTTATTATAAAAATGTTATAAGACTTATTAGCAATTATATATTATAAATAACAAATATGGGGTTATTTACAGAAAAAATATCTAATAAAGAGGTAAATATTTTAAAAGATGCGAATATCCGCAGGGATGAAAATAGACTTAGACAGTCTCAAAAAGAAGCCGAATATAAAGAGGTAGAGCAGAGAATTAAATTAGAATATCCGAATGGTATTATAGAACCGAGATTAAAGAAACATTTCTCCAAGATAGTTCCTATAGAATGCAAGACTTGTCGTTTATATAAAATATTACCCTATGACTATATCTCTGATACTTGTAAGAAGGCTGATATTGAGAATTGTAAGTTATGTGTTAGTATCATATACAAATCTGCTAAAAAATGCAAAGAAGAGAGGAATACAAAATGTGAATGTGGTATTACTTACTATGCTAGTGAAGATAATACTTACAGACATCTTGCGAGCGACTCTCATTGTAAAAGAATGGCTCTAGCAATAAATGGGAGGTATTATATAAGAACTGAACTCTTTGAGCTGGCTAAACAATACAAAATCCCATATTATAAAATGAAAAATAATGATGAATTAGTAGCTATTCTTAAAAATATTATGTCTTAGAATTATATATGTGTGGGAACTATTTAAGAAACCATTTTATTTTATATTTTTTAATAATATTTTTAAATTTTTAAAATAAAATGGTTTCTTAAATAGTTCCCACCCCAATCTTTTTATTTTTCTAGCAAGGTATAAAAATACACACCACAAATATATAAATGCTAGGGTATAGCTTAGTATATCTTTTGGAATATTCTAAAAAATGATTATTATAATATATAAGATTGTACTATTATATATACCTATTATATGGCTGTAACAAACTGTGATACTGGTAATGAATGTTCTATATGCTTAGAATTATTTGATAATGATGAAAATAAAGCTGTAATTTTTAATTGCGATACTTGCACAACTAAACTATGTTCGGTATGCTATGATAAAATATCAATTCAACATTACAAGCACGAAAATAAATCTGTAGTTTATAAGACAAAATGCCCTTATTGCTGTAATATGACTGAAAAAAAAATTGAGGATTTTAATATAAATCAATTAAGGGTTCTATTGTTAGATAGTATAGCTCACCAAGTTGTATTTGCTGAGGTTGTTATGGATATAAAGGTTAATATCTATAAAAAACACACGAAGTTTTGCAACAATTTGAAACGATTAATTATTCCAGCTACTAATCTACTCGGTCAGGAACCCTTGATATAGAGAGTAATAGCTTTGATTATCTATATTATCTATAATTATTATAAATATATGGAAGCTTCATGGCAGATTCTTGAGAACTGGAATATTCTTATTTTTTTCAATTTATAATTTGAGTAGCAGAGCGTATCTCTTGAATTATTTTGTAATTTTCAAAAGTTTTTTGAAATTTTAGAAAAAACAGAAAGATACGCTCTGCTACTCAAATTTTAATTTTCAATTTTTAGAAATATCTGGTTGCTTTTAGAGTCATCATAAATATTTGTATAATTTTACTGAAATATATAAAAATTGACAATGACCAAATGCCATTATTACAAAGATTATAAAGAAAACCGGATACTGCTCAAATAACTAATTGACAATAGTACAAGCTCGATATGTCCTCCATTTCTCTTATGGATATTATTAACACAGAAGCTTCTCTCGGCGACAAGATATTCAGAGATAATAGAACACATACTATTCTGTGTATCAGCAATACTTGCTCGACATTTAACAAAATTACAAAGGACGAGATAGCAAGGCATCGCGAGAAATATTTTGTAATAATCGGTATATCTAAAAAGATAGAAGAATCTATGAAAAGGCTTACATATGGCTATCTTGGATTTAAGAGTAAAAGATATAAATCATATGTTGAAAAAGAATATGTCGATTATTATACAAATGGCTCTAATATTGATAGAGATACATATGGTTCTATGTATCAAGAGACAATTGATATGTTGGGAGATGAAATAAATATAACCGATTATTACGATGATGTTCTTCAACAAATGATTAAAGAGCTCAAAAATTATGTGGTACTTACAAATCAATATATATTACAAGAATTCTTCAGCGTTTTATATAGAACACTCCTTATAAATTACTATTCATTTATAAAATGCGGTATGAAATATAGATTGACAAAAAAAGATTTTAAAGGCGAAGAACATCTTATTACAATGCTAAACAGCATATTTAATGTAGAAATCATAGAAGTGGAGTAGATTGCTATATTATTACATCACAAAACATCATAAATATATATTTTTTATTTTTCTTTTATCTATTAGATAGATATTATAATATGTCTTCAAAATTACAAGAAATTGCTAATACAAAAGAAAAGATTTTAGAAAAAATATTAAAGATAGATCCTAAAAGTAGCAAAAAGACAAAAGATAAAGGTTCTAATAAAAGTAGTTCTTATCCAGAAACACATGTAATAACAAATATACAATATACTATAAAAAGCCCTTTATTTAATCTATCAATTGCCGATTATGAATTAATGTGTGGGAATGAATATATAATTGAAATGATGACAAAAGTTCTAGAATGTAATAAAAAACAACTTAAAAAATTCTGCAAATATATTAATGTCTTTAAAGAGAATATTGATTCATCGCCAAAATCTATTAAGAACAAGATGAAGCCTAATATTACTCTCAATAAATTACCAGAGGATATTAAAATT